GATTACCAGTACCGCGCCCACGCTGTCGCGTCTCGTCGGGATTGCACAGACCACGAGCACCCTGATTCTGAACGCCAACCCGCTGACGTTGCCGCTCATTGTTTCGCAAGGCGGGACGGGCAAAAGCGCGCTGACGGCGTACGGCGTACTACTCGGCGGCACGACTACGACGGCCGTGGTCCAGTCGATTACCCCGGCGGCGGCAGGGCAGCTCCTGAAGTCCGGCGGCACGGGAGCGGTGGCCGCCTGGACGGACGACCCGTCCGTCGCGACTCTCACGCTGAGCACCCCGCTCGCCGTGGGGAGTGGCGGCACGGGGCTCAACACGCTCACGAGTGCGTCGGTCATCATCGGCGCAGGCACGAGCGATGTGACATTCGTGGCACCGTCCACGTCTGGGAATGTCCTCAAAAGTACGGGCAGTGTGTGGGAATCCGCGGCGGCGTCCAACAGTACGCCCTACATTGCCGCGGCGGTGGGGTCCAATATTTTGACGCTGTCGGTGGTGTCGGCAGCGGGCGCGGCCCCTTCCAGCGGGTCACCGGTTGATGTCACGTTTCGCAATATCACGCTCGCGACAGGCGCGCCCACCACCATCTCGCTGACGGCCGCGACGACCGTGGCGATTCCAGACACGGCGCTCATGGGTACTACCAACGACATCCCCTTCAGGCTCTGGATCGTGGCCTTCAACGACGGGGGCACCGTCCGTTTAGCGGCGATTAACTGCGCGACGACCACATCTGTGTATCCCCTCGCGGCGTGGGGCATCGCGTCAGCCACGGCCGTCAGTACCGGGGCTGATAGTGCGCAGGTCTTCTACGGGTCGGCTGGTGTCACGGCAAAATCCTACACGGTGCTGGGGTACGTCACCTATGAATCGGGGCTCTCAACGGCAGGCACCTGGTCGGCGGTGCCCACGCGGGTACAGACCTTTGACGAGAGCGTGCGTTTGCCGGGGACGCCGCTGAATTACGTGTACGCGCGCGACACCACGGGGACGACCTCCAGCTCGAACACAGACGTGGACACCGGGCTCACGGCCACCATCACCCCGTCGAGTGCCGCGAATCTTGTGCTCGCCTCGGCCATCCACAACGGTGTGCAGAAAAACACCGGGGATACGGCGGCTCAACTGTCACTGCTGAGCGGTGGGAGTATCGTCGTGGTCTGGACGCTGGCACAGGGGCGGACGAGCAGCACGGTCACCGTGACGGGTACGACGGGTATCGACTATCTCGATGCACCCGGCACTGCGTCATCGCGGGTGTACAAGACCCAGCTCAGAAGCCAGTCGAATATTGCGGCGGTCGGGGTAAATAATGGGGGGGCCTCATCCACGATGACGCTGACGGAGATCATGGCATGACACTCATTATGGACGCGATTCAATGGCGTTGGCCCGGCGCGCGCTGCGCGACACAGGAAAATCATGTGGTGCTGTGGGACGGCCCGATGGCCGAACCGAGTCCGGCGGAACTCGCGCAGGCGGAAGCGGATTACGTGTCCGGGCAGGTCGCGGCGTGGGACGCGCTGCGGACGGAGCGCGACAGGCTCCTGTACCACAGCGATTGGACCCAGATCACTGGGGCACCGCTGGACGAGACAGCGGTGCTCGCATGGGCGTCGTATCGGCAAGCCCTGCGCGACCTCCCCGCGAATACCGTCAATCCCGTGGACGTCGTCTGGCCTCCGCCCCCTCCCAGCTAAGTCATGGAGGATGTAAGCCTGGTCATTGCGGTGGGCGTCCCGTCGGCGGCGGCGGTCGCGTGGCTCGTGACGCTGCATAGTCGCGTGCGGGCACATTCCGAGCAGCTCCTCGAAGTCAAGGCAGACCTCAGGTATATCCGTGAGCGTATTGACCGGGCGTTGAACACCTGATGGCGCGCGTGGTCTGCAAGCCGTCCGTGCGGTTCAAAGGCTTCACCCGAGGGCTCATCAGAATTCTGGGTGCGCTCCAGATCGTGGCTGAACGAATCCCGATGCAGGAAATCGTCATCACCTCGGCTAATGACGGCCAGCATAGCCAGCGCCCACGGTCGAGACACTACACCAACGAGGCCCTGGATATCCGATCGCGGTCCTTCGTGACGCATGAGAGCCGTCAGCGATTTCTGCGACGTCTGCGTCGGGAGTTAGGCCCTCGTTTCTGGCTGGACTACGAAAATCATGGGAAGCCGAGCGCGCATTTCCATGTCCAGGTCCGCAAGGGCCATCGCTATACCGGCGGCTTGTGTGGAGGGCGTCGGGAATCCCGGACATGACGCCGTGGCGCGCGTGGAAAATTTACCGATCGGCCACGCGCTTACTCGCTGTGTTCACAAAGGAGCGTGCGATGTCTAAACCGTGGTGGAAATCGAAAACAGTGTGGGTCAACGCGCTGTCAGCCGCTGCTGAGCTGGCTGGGATTATTCCGCTCCCCGGCGGCACGGCGCTGCTCATTGCGAATGCGCTGAACATCGCGCTGCGCTTTATCACGACCGGACCGACGCATCTCGTGAGTCCGAATAGTTAGAGGAGGTGCCGAGGGGGCGGCGCTACCTAACTCGTACAGAATGGGCGTCACTTGTACGAGTTAGGTACTGGCGCGTCCCCGGTGTCGCCGCGTGGTGTCCCTCACCACGTTTTCGCGCAGACCTGACAAAACCAGTGGTCCCCGATGCGCTCGGTCAGACGGTCTTCCCGGCAATGAGGACAGCGGCGCGTATCCGTACGAGGCGGCGACGCGGGTGCCTTATCGGGGGCGGGTGGCGCTGTGTTGTGCGGCATATTGTGCCTGGCGCGCGCGTTTCCGCACGAGCGCGGGATTGGTCTCGGCACAGGGACACCGATCCATCCATTCATGCGTCCCGTGCTCTCCTCGTCGCTCGCAGGGCAGCTCGGTCTGCCACGGCTTTTTCTGCGCGGGATGCCCGCACCATCGCGCGACTCGTCCACTGTCTGAGCAGTCCTCGCAGTAATAGCGCCATTCCCTGGTGACGCGCACGACGGTGTTGGTCTGCGGCACCGTGATGGCGTAGGGGGCGGCGAGGGGTGTCGTCTGGTCAGGAGAATCGACCTGCGTGCCGGCACGACAGAGGTCTGCATCCTCGCGTAGCTGCACGGGCGTCGGGAAGTCCACCCGCGTGCGTCCCGCCCGCGACACGGCGTCTGCCAGCACCGTCGTAGGCAGATCCTGCAGCGCCTCCCAATGGGTGGTCAGGTCGCTCGGCACGAACCGGAGCCCAACCAGCCGGGACATTTGCTCATGGAAGAACGGCTCCGTCATCCACGCCTCGCTTTCGCGGCGTCCCGCGCCCAGGCCGGGAGTCTAGCATCCATCTTTTCAGGAACCGCCAGCGGCTCGTCGGTCCATCGTTCCCCGCGGAGATACGTCGCGGGGAGGGGCGCGTACGTCAGGTCGGTCCATCCCGGCACCTGCCACGCCAGTGCGTCCATGATGGCCGCTCGGAGCTCGGCGCTCGGTCGAAGCTGCGCCCACGCCTTCATCGCATCCTTTTTCGCGTGCCGCTTGGGATAGACCGCCCAGAATGACGCGAACCCGTCGTCAGCGTCACCTGGGTCGGGTGGTCGCGTAAACAGTAGTGGTCGCGTAAACAGTAATGGTCTCATTCAGTGCTCCTGCTCTGCGAGGGATTGGAAAATCTGGCAGTGATGACCGCGGCCCATCGGTCTCTCGGGACACCTTGCCACCAGGACGTCTGCGGCGCTGCGCGTTTCTGGGACTGCCCGAAGACCAGATGCTCCGTGCCCGCCGTCGCCAGATGACGCGCAGGGGTGCGAGGGATTTTCCTTACCATAGTGCGGCCCCCAGGCACCAGAAGCTCACGGCGAGCACCAGGGCCAACGTCATGCGATCGACCAGCCGTTGATGAGCGGTGAGCCACTCCGTTATTCGCATGAGAATATCTCCTGTTGTCGGCGCAGCCCTGTGGGAAAAGGGGAGCCGGGAATGGCAGTGGTAAAAGATTTTTCATAAAACCGTACATGATTCGTGGGCTGCACGGTGAGCCGCCCGTTGTCGAGCGCCACCCAGGTAAACTCCTTCGCCTGCTCCGGGTAATGGGAGAACCCGTCATGGAGCGGGGCGACCGAGAACAGGTACCGGCCGGGGAGCACGCGGCCATTGGTGCGCACCTCCACGTCCAGTTCTGAGAGGTAGCGATACTGCACGGCTGAGAAGTCATACCCGTAGCAGTCCCAGCGCTGGGCATCCTGCGCGGTCCAGACCGGCTCCGGCAGCGGCCCTATGGCGAGGGCGTGGAGCGGGAGGTTGCGGTAGCACGCGCCCGATTCGAGGAGCAGGGTGCAGCCCCACATTCGCCCTGGGTGGGCGACCAGTCCATACCAGACGGCCGGGAGCCACCCCTGCGGCTCCTCATGCGTAAACAGGCTGTCTACCCAGACGTAGCGGTGCGTGGGCAGCTCGCCGACGCCGGAGTACTGCGTCATGTCGTACGTCTCGCTCGCGCCTCAGCCTGCGCGTGGTGATACGCCCGCACCCATGCCGACGACATCCGAAGCTGACGCCGGTCGGCCCACCACGCCCGGAGGCGCTGCCACCAGCTCACGCGATTTCCTGCGCGAATAACGGTGCGGCCCCGCCGATGCGTGTCCGGGCGAGGCCAGCATACTCCGGGTTAAGCTCGATGCCGAGAAAGCTGCGCCCGAGTCTGATCGCTACCTGGCCGGTGGTGCCTGAGCCAGCGAAGGGGTCAAGGACTCGCTGCGGGACAGGGTCGGCAGCAGGACACTCGCAGGAGGGGTGCCAGCCGGTTGTCGTGTCTGGATGGTCAGCCTTCCATGCGGACATTTCCTTCCCGCTCGCCTTCGATGCCCGGAAACCCATGTTCCAGGCTCCCACGTTGCCAGCCTGTCCGGGCTCAAGGCGTTTCGGAGGATGACGATGCTCTGGCTCCGGCATCCTTGACCCCTTCTCCACCACGCGCCCCCACCCCGCCCCGCACAGCGGACACGCCCCGCGCTCACTCGTCCCCGCCGTGATGCACCGCTCCGGGAGGGCCTCGGGGAAGGTGGCGAAGTGGGCGTTCGGGTAGGGTTGCGTGGTGATGGTCCAGACGGAGCGGCAGTTGCGGCCTGCGGCCTGCTCGCCAGTTTTATACCTCGCAGCTATCCCTTTCAGCCCAGCGTTTCCGCCATTGCCGACGCCGTAGTGCTGCGTTTCCTTGATACCCACGCCAGGGCCGCCAGTGGTCCAGTCCTTCCCTTCTTCCCTGATCGCCTCCGCATCGTAGTAATACCGCGCCGACTTCGTCAGCAGGAAGACATACTCATGGCTCTTGGTGGGCCGGTCCGTCACCGACTCCGGCATCGGGTTGGGCTTATTCCAGATGATGTCGCTCCGCAGATACCAGCCGTCCGCTTGCAGCGCGAAGGCCAGCCGCCAT